CTGTACGCAACAAATGGCTAGTTATCTGCTGCAAGCATATGTTCAAACATGTTAATCAATATCAATAAAGTTCTATTTTTTTCTAGAATTTACTCTGTCCATGATCCATTTCTGGTATGCTTGCGGATCACTTTTTTCTAATTTTAAGACCTCATCGATACTCATATTTTTGGCCTTCACCTCATCAGAAGGTGATTTAGTGTTAACATTAGGCCCGGCGTTGGACTTAAACCAATAGCTTTCCTCACCATTCTTTAAACCTTCAACATATTCCTTGGCCCCTAAGATATTGATGGCACCGTTAGAAGTAGTTTCCAGCACTATGCTCTCGTAGTCTAACATATCAAGATGTTTTAAGGCCTCTGGTCTAATCCCCTGACTCATCGCTTCTTTATGAACTGCACTTCTTTTTAAGGTATTGGAAAAGGTAGTCTTTAATTTTTGAACATTTTGCTCTGCTTCTTCTTTGCGTTTCTTTTCTTGCTCCCACAATTGCTTATACTGTTGCTGCTCTTTTAACTTTTCAGTGCGTTCTGTCTCTAATTGGGCGGCAATATTTTCCCTTTCTTCTTGCACTTGCCTTAGTTGTTCAGATAATTTTCTTATCTCATCTGAAGTTTTTTGTTTCTTAGGCTGCTCCTGTTCTTTGACAGTTTCAGGTTCCTTTACTTGTTCAGTATCCATTCAATACCTCCGGTTATTTTTTAAAGTAGAGTGATAATGCTTTTTGTAGAGCATTTTTAATATAGACTTTGAGTACTAAGTGCCAATCCTCACCTTCTCGATTGGGTAAAATTCTTCTCTCGGGCAAGTTGCCCATGCCGTCGTTATGCCAAGGGGCCTTCTTGTCTCTAAAAACAATTATTGTTTTTTCTTTCCCGCCTTCTGCTTTTAGAGAATCCAGCAGATCGCCCTTTAGGTGTAGGTTAACAGGGGAGCTTGGCTTCCCCATAAAATCCCCCTTATTTCTTTTAATGGCGGCCAGGTATCCTTCGCTATATTTTTGGAACTTCCTTCCCTTAACCGGGGAGATCCCTTTCATGATCAAGTCTTTTATTTTCTCGACAATAGATTTTTTTACCTCAACATTGAAGGCCTCTTTTGATTTTTCAATCCAGTAAATGGCCTTAAACTTTTTGCTAATCTTGATAGGCATCAATAAAATCCTCAATGATAGCATCTATCCCCCGCTCTATATCTCCATCAAAATCTTGTTTTGTTTCAGGGATAAACTGACGCTTATATTTTTTTAATTTGTCCTCGTTAGGATGTCCCTTGAATCCAGTATTATGCCCGTAGGCCTTATCCACCTGACTGCTGTCAAAGATGCCAACTTTTATTCCCCTATCAGTGGGGACATATTCTAAGGATCTCAGCATATCGCCCGTTAATTCAAGATTAGGTTTGGTTTTTCCCTTCTTCTCTCGCTTAGCATATTTCTCAGTCAAATCTTTAAACTCTTCACCTTCTACGGGAGATTCCCCGTCACCAAGCTTGTCTAAAATGGCGGCCACAACATAATCGCCTATCTCGTCTTTGAGGATGTCATACTCCTCCTCACTAAGATCTTTAGGCCTCTTGATTACTATCGTCCGACTGACTTCCTTGCGGTTTATCGGCATCCTCGTCATCCTCTTCGTCCATCATTGGTTGACCAATGACTTGTTTCATTTTTTGTCTTTTTTCTTCCTGCATTTTTTGTTCTTTGGCATTTATTTCCTCTTCGGTAAGGTCAGGGTTATCTAGTTTAATAGCGTCGGCCATAGTATCTAGGCCCATATCCATTCTTTGTTGAATAATATCTAACTTTTCCTTTTCACTTAAGTAAGGTTGTGGATTTTTAAACTTAATAGTTAGATTTACATTTTCATAGTCAATGCTAGGAACATCAGCATATTCTTCTGATAATCTACCCATCTCTTTAAAGTAATTGATCCATTTAAAGATAATCTCAAATACTTTAGGCTCTTGATCCCGATACATTTCTCTTTGCGCCTCAATATCGGTCATATTCTCGGCCTTCTGAATAATCTCTTGAATTCCAGATTGCGCCGACTGAGTGCTGTTCAATCCTTCCATGCTGCCAGGATCTAAATTGTTCGAGAGCATTAAATAATTAAGCGAGGATTGAATCATGCTTAAATGATCGGAGATTGGTGGATTAGAAGAGGCAAAGCCAATTTGAGGAGTAGGTTCACCTTCCTCAACGTCTACGGTGATACAAGACGATGGCCCTATATCAATTGACTTAGGGACACCTTTACCAAATAAATAAAACACTCCCATGCCCTGAAATTTAGCTATGTAGTAGAGGTCGGTTAGAAGAGTATTGATCAAAATAGTGTAATTGATTATATCATCCCCGCCTTCTTTCCAGAAACAATTTCCTTCTTGTTTAGAAAAGGGCACAAAAGGAATTTCTTCAATGGGATTTACACCGTCACCCTTTTCTTTACCTTGAATAACTTCCCCATTTTTATCAGTAGTAAAATGGTAGCTGGTACTCCACCACACATATTCTTTATGATCTTCAGAGTATCTACTGCCCTCTTTGACATTTTCATTGGGATGGACTCCAGCTTCTCCAACTGAAGCGTAAAGTATTTTTTCTTCACTCAAACAGCTAAAAATAAACGCTCTGGGCATTGTTTCAATGCGGGCGTCTACGATAACGTCGTATTGATAGGCAGGATAAACCTTAGCAATTAGCTGATAGGCATCTTCAATCTGATTCAGATAAGGCAATATCCCCAATAGCGTATTATTGTCTAGCTCTACATATTTATTGGTCAGTGCCATTAAGGAATTAAGATTTAAAATATCTACAATGGCATCAAGGGCAGATTGAATTTTCTGGTCAACCTCTCTCACCACTCCATCTTTGTAAACTAACGCCTTCTTTTCAATTATCTTGCGACAAATATTGATATTGGCAATGCGATTGATGACCGCCTCATTCACTCCATGCAACATTTCTTTTTTGAAATTATCTAAAACCTTTTCCCTGATCTTGTCGAAATAAATATCGTAGCGTTCTTTAGATTGTACCTTGCGATTAACATTTTTTTCTGATTCAAAAAACTTAATTGCCTGGGCACGATAATTTTGATCTAGCAACTGTTCTTCATTGTCTAACTTAATCATGTGATATTCACCTTTGTACTCTTTTCGTTATTATTGATCTGTCTACATATAGAATAACCTAAACTGGTAGTAATGTGCTGAGTGGGATCAGAATCATCTTCTAAATAGGTGGAACCTTTCTTTAATTTTGCTTGCTTTAGTCCCTTGATAATATTTTTACATTTCCTGCTAATAAAAATATGAGTATTTCCTTTGGCGTTTTTAAGCTGGCCATTGACGACGTTATGCCTGGTGCGTAAAGGGGGATTAGAGAGGGGGACATCTATTCTAAATTTTACTCCGGCATTTGACAAACATTTTTCAATAATCTCATAGTCTGACTTAATTGATTTAGTACTGCGGGCACGGCCAGTGGCATCGCCCCTGATCACATAAACAACTTTAGGCCCTATAATTCCCCGACCAATTCCCTCTTCAATTGTTGATGCCGTATCGGCACCATGAATAACGATCTCATCAAAGAATAAAAAATTGCCATTGATGTATTGATGTACAGCAGCACTGATAGGTTTATTTAACCCAATATTAAAATCGTAACTTATGATTACGGGATAGAGGGGATTCATTTCGATATTATCAACGACCGATAACTTCTCGTCAAATGCGTAATAGATATTCTCTTCGGCAATATCCACCCATTTACCATAGATGTAACGCAAGGCCTGACGTTCGTCATAAAGTTCTAGTAATTGATCTTTGTAATGGGCAGGAAGGTAAGGATTGTCAGTGGTGACAGAATAGTAAACGTGGCGGCATTTGTTTTTAGTGACGATAAAATGTTGATAGGCCTCATGTGACGGCCCAGCTGGGTTAGTGGCACAAATAACTAAATTCTCTTTAACATGAGTCAATCTGCCTACTCTAGAGCGATATTCAGGATAAAATAATTTGAACTCTTCGCTGCTGTTCTCGGTCAACTCCTCGATACAAAGCATTGATAATTCCAAGGAT